CAAAGGGGGTAGTGGATGGCGGTAATTAAAGGAAAGGCTGGGTCCGTTTCGTTAACGGGCACCTACCCGGCCGCAAAAATCGCGAATATAAAATCGTTCACACTGAACATTGACGCGGCTTCTGGTGACACGACTGCCTTCGGAGACAATGACTCGAAGTCGGTTCAGACGATCCGCACAGCGACCGGGCAACTGAGCGGTGATCTGTCGACCGACGCAGGCCAGAATACGCTTATCACGCAGATGAGCAACACCGGCACGCTGGCGGGATTGATCATGCGCTTTGTTGCATCGACCGACGCGACTCAGCATCGATATTGGTATGCGGCCGATGCGCAGCTTACCAATATTTCAATCGGATCCGAGGTCGCGGGAGTCCAGTCGTTCTCCGCCTCGGTCAATCTTTCCGGCGGCGCAAAATACCCGTCGAGCTAAGGAGAGAATATGGCAGTACTGAAAGGAAAATCCGGTTCGGTTACTTGGGCCGGTACGGCTGTGGCGAATATAAAAACCTTCACACTGAACATTGACGCGGCTTCTGGTGACACGACTGCCTTCGGAGACAATGACTCGAAGTCGGTTCAGACGATAAGGACCGCGACCGCGCAGATTTCCGGTGATCTATCGACCGATGCCCAGATGAACACAATCATCACGCAGATGGGCAACGGGGGGACGTTGGCTGATGCCGCAGTGGTATTCATCGGATCTGCAACGGCAGGGCAAAAAAAGAAATGGACATCGGCGACCGCGCAGCTTACCAATATTTCCATCGGCGACGAAGTCGCTGGGGTTGCTTCGTTCTCTGCTTCGGTGAATTGCTCGGGAGGAGTCGCATACTCGACCAGCTGATAAAAGGAGCGACGATGATTTTACAGGAAGCGAAAATAGGCGGTACGCTGTATTTGGATTATGATCCGGACGAAATGGCGTTGCCGGAATCCGAGCGGGTCGCCTTTAATTATGGCCCTATATCCAATAGGGCCAGGGTTGAATTATTGCATAAAAGCATTAATCGGAACGGATACCCGAATTACGCCGATATATGTAAATCGGCGATCGATGATCTGGGGAAACGTATTGATAACTTAAAAGATTCAAACGGCAACGACCTCGACACGATCGGCAAGATGCTTGAATGGAAGGATGGCGGGAAGGGAATATCCCTCATGATAACCATAATCGGGAGAAAAATATGGGATGCGCAGGATGGAGAGTTAGTCCTAAAAAACTCCCAATAGCCTTTTGCTGCTGGGCGAAAGGTTTTTTTACAAAAGACGCGATGGATGGATTTAGACAAGAGCCGACTACAAAACTATTATCTGAAATGGAAGGATTCGAACATATATATAATCAAAAATCTGGAAAGTTTGGGATACGCATTCAACGCAACTTGATACCCGACTATGCTACAAAAGACTTTTGGGAAGCTCTCGGCCTATGGCGAGACTGGAAAATGTTCGGCTTTCCTCATTCTGGAGGGACCGACGAGCAAGGGGCGCTATATATGGATATTCTACGCGTGATTCAATCATACGCAGAAAAAATGGGAGTATCATAATTGTCTATCAAAGCACTTTCTGTCGACAATGATTTTACTCTCGAGGATGCATTTAGATCGCTTCATCTTGGTAGCGCCGGAGAAAAAATAAAAGTAAAATATATGACTGAAATAATCGATAATGTATACGAAAGAGCGAAGGCGACGGCTCCAATTGAATCCGGAAAGCTGAAGGGTGCAATATATAAGAGAATTACAAATGGAAGATATTTAATACGCGGCGAGGTTGCGATACCTTCAAGTATTCCATATGGCGCAGCTGTTATTTATGGAGATAAAAGGCATACTCCCAATAGGTTTTTAGAAATTGCCCTACAAGATGGGTTTAAAGAAATACAACAAAAATATGATCAAATATTACAATCCGCAATAGATGAGGGAATGCGAGAATGACAGTAACCAAAGACGTTGGAATAAATCTCGTATTACTTTCTCAGCAATACCTAGATGGGGTGAAAAAGGTAGAGGGACAAACCGCTTCGGCACAAAAAACACTGACAAAGACATTTGAAAAAATGGAACGAGATGCTCAGGGAGCATCGGCTCAATATGCAGCGCTCGGCGATGAGTCAAAAAAACTAGGGCAAGAACAAAAAGCAGTATCAAAAGCTATCGACGCTCTTACTAAAGCAGGATTTACAAAGCAAAGTCCGCAAGTACAGGCATTAATAGAAGACTACAGAAAACTTTCAGATCAATCCAGCAAAGTCGAGCTTAGAAACAAAACGCTCGGTCAAACGTTTGCCAGTTTGCGCGATGTTATGCAAGGCCCTATTTCCGCCGCTCGTTCTATAGTAAGCGCAGTAAAAAAGATCGGTGCCGTTATAATAGATAACGTTGAAGAATATACAGAATCAGAAAAGGCATTTAACAAACTAAACTCTGCTTTTGTTGCATCAGGTGATAGCTCTGGTGTTGCCTCTCGCGCAATACAGGCAATGGCCGACGATTTACAATACCTAACAAATATATCCGAAGAGGAAATACAATCCGCTGCCGCTATGCTCAAAAGCATTAATGGACTCGACAAGGACGGGATATCAAAAATACTTCCTAAAATAATGGATATGTCTGCCCAATTAGGTATTGATTTAAAAACAGCGACGCAACAGGTAGCGCAGACTTTATCTGGAGGGAGAAATTCACTCGTTAAATACGGAATAGAAATAGACAAGAATGCATCATCCTCAGAAAAACTTGTAGCGATTACCGAACAACTCAATGCTAAATTTGGCGGAACCGCCGCAGCTCTTGCAAATGTAGTTGATGGAATAAAGCTTGAAGCAGGAGAATTAAAAGAAGCGATAGGCGGGGCCTTACTGTTTAATTTTGGAGGGCTTGCAGAATATTATCGCGATGGAATAAAAACTATATCCGACTCAATAAAGAGTGCAACAAAAGAAGCGAAGATAGATAATATTGTTGATACTCTAATGGGAGGAGCATCATTTTCCGATGTTGGCGGTCAATTAAAAAAGGTCGGCATCGGATGGAATACTGTTCTTTCTGAATTATATGGGAAACAGGCCAAGCTTTCCGAAACTATTAGCTCGGGGACATTTACTGATATAACTGGAAAGGTCATTAGGGCAAACGACGAGCTGCTAACGCAGAGCAGAAAAGATCTACAGGCGATTAACAACAAAATAGAAGCAGTTGCAGCGCAAGCTCAGGCGGAATCACAGATAGCGCATGCAACGAAAGAGTCAATAAAGCAGGCAGCACTTGATGAGTCCGCGCGAGAAAAGTATATAAAATCAAGAGAAATTGTTGTATCTACAATAGGAAAAGAAGAAGAAGCAATAAATACTCTGAGAGGAAAAATAAAAGAACTCGAGTCGACTCCGTGGTCTAAAGGAAGCAAGCTCGAAGAGGACAGACTATCCGCGCTAGCTGAATTAAATAAGCAACTCGAAGCGGAGGAAAGCGCATATTGGGATAAAACGCATAAGGAAGAAAAAGAAGCATTCGAGATAAGCCAAAAGATAGCGAGCGACGCGCTTGAACGTAGATCAATAGCGATGAATGCATATTATGCGAAACTAGATAAAAACAAAAATGCTAATGGTGAATCAGTCTCGATGCTGCGCGACTTACTCCAGGCCGAGGGCGATGCATATTCTCCCGAGATTGTGCAGAAAATAAACGAGATAACCGATGCGATGCGTAACCAGGAATCCGTTGGTAGCAAGCTAGAAAGCACAATATCGGATATGGCGACTATATGGGGATCTGCTAGCGGAGCTATAAACGCATATATGGATCTGCAATCAAATCAGGCTGACGCGGAGATAGCCGCACTTGAATCATCAGGGGCGAGTGAAGAAGAGATATCGAAAAAGAAAAATGCGATAAGAAAAAAGGAGTTTAATAATACTAAAACATTAAATGTCGTTAATACGCTCATGAATACCGCATCGGCGGTCGCTGAGGCGCTGCCGGATATCCCGTTGTCGGTAACTGTTGGGGCATTAGGGTTGATACAGTCAGGTATAATCGCCGCACAGAGCTATACGCCAATGGCCGACGGTGGATCGGGGACAGTCAAGAAAGCAACGCACTTTATAGGCGGGGAAGCAGGGGAAGAGGATTATATTTTCGCCCCGAAGCGCATGGGCGGGATAGAAAAATCTCCGGAAGTGAAAGAGATAGTCGAGCGCCAGATCAAAGAGAGAGTGAAGCCACTCCCGATGATCGCGATGGCTGATGGCGGAGCGGGGACGGTTTCTAGCCCGACGTTGTTTCTTGCGGGCGAGGTTCCGGGAGTATCTGAGGATTATTCCTTTACTCCTCAAAATAAAGAATCATCGCGAGTGGTGCATAATCATTTCCACTATCATATAGCTGGCTCAGTTATCCGCGAGAGTGAAATAGGCATGCTTGGGGCTAATCAGATCGCGCGAGCGACTAGGGGCTATTGATGGCATTGAAACATATTCCGCAATCATGGAAGGACGATCTTGCTGGTCCTAGTGCAAACTTCAATCATGATTTCAATTTCTATATTAATCCTCGATGCCGCGTTATTCCCGCATTGACTAGCGCGGGAGTCTCATATATTAAAAATGACGCTACTACTAACATGCGCGGAACCTATCGGATGCAATGCGGTGGATCGACCGATTTGACCTATCTCTATACATTGCCGCAGAGATTCATTATTGAAGGATGGTTTAAACCAGAATTTGAATTTGATACCGCATCATATCATAGGATATTCGACAGCTATATTTCAACTCCAATGGGGGCGGCGCTATTATATCATCCTGTCAATGACTATCTATACTTTACAACAGTAGTTGGAGGCACTGCTAATTCAATATTCACTACTGCATTTTCGTCTAGCAATAATTTGCAGAAGTGGATATATGTTCGGTGTTATTTTGATAACGTAGCAAAATTGAAGGGTTTTTACTGCACGGTTAATGGAATTGTATATGCTGATTCTCAGAATATTCCAGGAGCTGGTGATTTTGTTCCAATGAATATATTCCGGTTTTTTAATCCAACACCTGGAACGTGCGAATCATCCTATTGGATAATCCATGAGTTGGATGAGACCCTAGCGACTGGGCAATATAAAACATACCAAGCCGACAGACAAATAATGTTCGATTTCAACGGGACAACGCTCGCCCGAGAAAGGATAAGAATACCGCGCAACGCTGCATCGACCGATATGCGCGGGGTTAAATCATTTAATACGCATTCAGCGGTTGAAAATATGCTATCATGGAGCGCATGCGCGAACACTGCCGGATTGACTCTCTATAATTGCAAAGGTCAATTTTCCGATGATCAATACGACGCATTCGATCCATTCCAGGGTTATTATAACGGTACGCAAAAATATTTGCAAAACAGAGTCGGAGTAGAAATAGAAAGTACTTCTCCAGGAAACACAGTTCGCGATGGATTGATAGCGCATTGGAGTTTCGACGACCAATCCGCGACAGTAACTGATAATTCTGGATATGGCAATATCGGCACTATAACCGGGGCAACGTATATCGCTGGGAAATCGGGCATGGCTCTTAACCTAATCGACGAAGGCGACCGAGTATCCATAGCGGAACTTTCCCACCCCGCCGCATTGACTGGGGATAAAAGTATTTCAGTTTGGGTTTATATTCCAACGGCAAGCGGCATCCCTTCGGGAACGAATTATACAATACTTGACAATGAATCTTTTATCCATTATGGGTTTACATTCCGAGCTATGAATAATGGTAATCAGAAAGCTTCTTTTCGCCAAAGTACTGAAGGCGCATCGACTTCGCTAACAAGTAATTCGAATATCCCATTTGATGCATGGACGCATATTGTAATTACAGTAAGCGGAACGTCCGGTATTATGTATATAAACGGGGTATCGGATAATACCGATTCCCTAACGGATAATGTTGCATCTACTGCCGCTCTTGCACTAGGGCGATCTGCGCAATCATTGAAGGGCTATCTTGACGAAGTGCGAATATACAATCGAGCATTGGCTCTCTCCGAGGTTCAATGGTTATCGGATAATCCTTCCGATTGGGGCGCTATATCTAAATCAGAGCCATGCTTTATAGGCCGGACTACTCCAGGAGCATTCAAGCGCAATTCGCCGAATCATATTTATGGCGATGTAACAATCGAGGCGGAGGATGGAGTATCAGAGCTTGGGGAAACAAAGTTAACCGCTGCGCATGCGTTCGAGGATTATGATCTATGCGATCCCGCAGCGGAGTCTGATTCTCTTGTGCATTCTATCGCCAGACTTGTGACAAAAAAAGAAATACGCAATTATGCGCTAAACTCTAGCATTGAAAACGCGACGATTGGAAACTCATGGCTTAATACCGGTATGGCGACGTTCGAGCGCTCGAATACCTACGCGCAATTCGGGACGTACTCGATGAAGTGCATAGCGGATGCGGCAGGCGATATCGTAACGCAAGTTGTGAAGTTCGAGACGAACGACTTACTAGATATCGATGATCCGTTTAACTTCTCCGCGTTCATTCGCCAGGGCACGGCTTCGACGGTTAAAATACAAATAGAAGAACTCGACAATGCGGGATCGTTGATAGGTTCAGCTAGCGAGACGGCATGCGGGACTGATATCGATGTGTTTACGCGCGTTAATGTCTCTCGAACGATTCTATCAGGTTCATGCACGCAACTTCGGATAACGTTCTACGCGCTCGATGCTTGCACATTCTACGTTGACGGTGTAATGCTGACTCGCGGGATCGATCAGATAGATTATTTCCTAGTTAACGCGAACGATGGCGCAAGCGGGATGGGAAGCGCTGAGGACGCAGAGACTGTCGAGTATGATTCTGTCGGGTTCGATTGCGAC